TCATCAGATACCCGAATGGTACGGGTAGGCGTCTTTGGCGAATTAGGCAAGACAACTCCTTAAACTATAGTCGACTGTAGGAAGGCCCGCAAACTACCGGCAGTGAGGTTTACCCCACCTTTGTCGTTTATACCCTGACCGTCTACCACAGCGTTTGCTACGGCATTTTTTTGTTCCAGCATGGCGTGCTGGCGTTCTTCTATTGAGCCGTCTATCAGTATATCTTGAATGACTACGGACTTCCAGGCGCTAGAAGCTCTCATAATTCTACCGTTTCTTTGGGTAGCTAGCCCGGCATTCCAAGGCAAATCGTAATTTATCAGCATGTTGGCCTGAGGCAAATCTACGCCATATCCACCTGCATCTGAGCTTATTAGGACTCGACATTCAGGGTTAGTTTGAAACTCTACCTTAGAAGCCTCTTTAGTCTTCGCATCCATCTGACCTGTGTAGGTAGAAGACTTGTATCCCTTTTTAGCAAGGGCCTTTGCGATGATGTCGGTCATCAAAACATAGCTGGTAAAGATAACTACTTTGTTTCCCTCATACTCGTCTAAGAACTCGTCAACAAAGTCTATTAGAACATCCAGTTTAGGAGCAGACTTTAAATCCTGGAGCATTCCAGCCTCTTTTAATTCCCACGCGTACTTGGATCCTTCATCAGTCATAGCATTAAAAATATCCGCCGAATGTCTTAGCAGATCTGGATGATCGCAGAGCATACGAAGCGCAGTCAGTTTAGACATGATCTTTCCTCGTAGCTGGTCTCCTATCCCACCTTGATCACTATTGTCTCCGTAATGAGAGAAGAGATCAAAGCGCGGACCAAAAGAGTTAAGTGCTTCATCTAGATCGTCTAGAACCTCTGTAACTATCTGTCGATAAAGCACAGAAGACTTGCGGTCAAACTCTACAAGTATTGGCTCTGCCCGTATTTCTTCTGGAAGAAACGGTGCCACATCTGGATCTGATTGGCGCTTTCTAACAATAGCTTTAGCCAAAGTCTTGTGAAGTGTGGGAAGGTTTCTATATCGCTCAACCCCACCAAATTGATTCCTTACAATAAAAGTAGAATCAAAAAGATCAAACCTACCCAGCACTCGTGAATCTACAAACTGCATAATGCTGTAGATCTCTTCGGGCTTTCCATTCTCTACCGGAGTTCCGGTCAGAGCAAACTTGAACTGAGCCTCTAATTGCTTGACGTATCTTGATCGTTTTGATTTGAAAGATTTGATTGCGGTTGCTTCGTCGACAACGACGAATCCTCTTGGGAGACTTGATACATACTGCCAGTCGTTAACAACTTGCTCATAATTGATAATGACGTAATCAATCCCATTTTTACGCCACTCGAACGCAGAGTGGTATTGCTCTGCTCTTTGTTCCTTTGTTCCATCCACAACCAAAGCTTTAGAAGATCCACCGGTAAATTTCTCAATCTGGGACTCCCACTGATATTTCAGGGAAGATAGGCAGATAACTATACCGGGTTCTGTGATCTGTCCACTATCCATAAGCTGCTCAATTGCGGCAATAGTGAGCACAGTCTTACCTAGACCTAGGTCATATGCGACAAGCATTTTCTTTCGCGCAATCATTTTGTTTACAGCTTCGGGCTGGTAAGGAAGAAGAGTTCCAGTAAAAGTCATTTGATAGCCATCCTCCCTAGAACACAATGTTTGGCATTCTCTAGACCCCAGTCTATCTGATCTAGAGTCAAATCGCCAATGTCCTTTTTGTCCGAATCCCCGTAATTAAAGAACCAACACTCGATTCCTAGCTTTCTAAAAGAATCTAATAAAAAGTTACTAGCCTTTATGCCGGCTGGATCGTTGTCCATAGCAATTACTAGGGTCTCAGCTCTACGCATGATCTCAATCTGATCTGCGCTAACTATTGCTCCACAGGTAGCCACGCCGCCAGAGATGCCCAAAGATTTTAATTTAACGGCATCTAAGGGGGATTCAACAACAATCATCTGCCCTGACTCCCAGATATCTAAACCAAATAAAGTTTTTGATTTTGGGATGCCTGGAGGACGGTTAAAAAATCTTCTAGATATGTGGCCCTTCTCCTGCCATCCCAAAAGTTTTTTATGGTCGACTGAGCGTATAGGCAGGACCCAAGTAGAGTCAGACTCTCTCCACCTAACCCCATACAAGTTGCAGGCTTCAACAGTCAGGTCACGATCTTTAGCCGCCCATTCAGGCACATCCTTAAAGATTGCTAACCGAGCCTCGCTCATAGGAACTAGCTTGGGCAGATGAATGTAGGTTTTTCTAGCCTCATCTAACTGCTTGGATAACAGCTCCCAATCTACTTCTACATTCGATCTAAGCCATTGTTTGGCCTTTTCTAGATCTCCGTACTCTAGGAGATCAGAAATTAAAGTTAATAGGTTGCCTTTGTAACCGCAAGAAAAACAATGATGGGCACCAGTCTCTGAGTTTATGGACCACGAAGGGTTGGCGTCTTCTTTGCCTACCCTGTACTTGTGCATAGGACAAGCAGCAAACAATTCACTACGTCGTTCGGTACTGTCTATACCTAAACGAAGTAAGGCTTTTTCTATGTCCCCTTCTTTATAAAACATTAGTGCCTATCCAAGGGTGTAGGAGCTGTTGCATAGGTTCCACATACAGAGCATTCCATATCTAAAAAGTATGTTGCAATCTCATAGTCATCAAAGCAAGCTTTGACATTCCAGATGTTTGACTCACATACCGGACACTCGTGAAGGATTTCTTTTTCATAATCCATAGACCCCGTGTAATCCGGCTTGAGTTCACGAATAGACTTTTTCATACTTCCTTCTATGGGATCTAAGTCTCTGACGTTCTCTCGGGGTTGTGGCGCCCCATATTCCGTCCAGATCCGCATTAGATATCGCGTAGTCGAGGCAGTCAGAGATAAGAGGGCACTGATTACAGATAGCTTTAGCAGCGTTAACTTTAGCCCGAGCAGTGTAATCTTCCGGAAAAAATAATTCCGGATCTTCTTTTTTACAGAGCTGACGGCCATCATACGGATAATGAAGATCCATATTCCTCAAACCTTCCCTCTTCCCAATCCCAGAGTAGCTCTACTTCCGCAGGGCCACAGTTGCGACTTGCAACAATTTTTAACAATCTAGAAGTGTCATCTGTTTCGTCTTGCCGCTGTAATCCAAATATAACGTCTGAGTCTTGGAAGAAAGATGATGAGTAACCAATGGAATCTGCAGTTACCTGTCCTCTACGCATCTTGTGAGTCAGCACCTGAGTAGTAATAACTATTGGCTTCTCATGCTGTTGTGCGAGGCGCTTCATAGACCTGCTTATATTTGTAAGAGCTAGAGGAGTAGTCATCTCCCCTGTCATCTCATCTACCATCAAGTAAACGCCGTCAACAAAAATAATATCGGGCTGAAGCTTTTCTATCTTTAAAGATAAAGTGCTTATGGTCTGAGCTGACACGGACTCGGTTAGGAAGAAGTTGTGCATGTTCTCCATCTTCTCCAAGGTCCGCTTGTATCGTATTTCTTCTTCAGGCTTAAGTGCCCCACGCATTAAACGACCACTGGAGATGTGAGCACGCATCGCATCATGACGACGTTGTTGCTCTATGTTGCTCATCTCAAAAGATTGGAACATAGGAACAAACCCGTCTTCGTGTACGTTTACTGCCATTTGCATAGCCAGAACTGATTTACCAGTCTTGGGTGGAGCAATAATTGTGATGAGCTGTCCTGGCTGTAAACCAGCAGTAGCAAAGTCCATAACCTGAAAACCGGTAGCCATTCCAAGTAAACCGTTAGGCCTGGTCTTTACATTAAGGTACTCATCAAATCTTTTTAAAGGATCTCTTGTAAGGTTTATATCAGTTACTTGAGATACGCCTTCTTCAGTTAACTTTGCAACACCAGCACCCATAAGAGTGAGAGCTTCGTGATGGTCTCCAGAAGAAATAGCGTCTGCAGCTAACTGAACTACTTCTATAGTCTTCTGACGTTTTCTATATTCAATTAACTGATCTAGAAGATATAAAGAACTATCTTGTACATCTAAAAGCCTGTATGTTGGGAAGTTATCTTTTACTGTTACCGCGGTAGGTACTTCGCTGTACTTCTTCCAATGATCGTGTATGAATCTCCATACAGCTCGGTTATCGTCTACATAAAACCAATCGTCGCGGATACCGCGCTCTAGCAATGGCGCGATGTCTCTATCACGTATGGCTTTTGATATAAGCCGTACTTCGTTATCCGCTGCCACTAAATGCTCCTACCGATATCTATAAATCTGCTGCCGTATCTTAGACCCCTGTCAGGCAAATCCACAACTCCCATTAGCTCTGGCCTATAAGGAAGCTCACGAACCAGGTCTGACACAGACTGATAACAAACGTAGTAATTAAAAGGGTTGGTGCCTAAATTGTCAAGATCGTCTTGAATCTCTTTCATTTCTTTTTTTGTATATCCAAAACCAACCAACTCAAGGACGTAGTTGTACCTATTTGCGTATCTCCAAAATAAAGACAGAGCCTGACGGTTGTAAGTAATCTCTTCTTCAAAAACAGGGATACCAAATACTCGCTTAACGTTAGGCTTTTTATCTATTATGCAATCTAAAGTAACCGCAACTCTTAGCGGAACTTCGTTTGAGATATCCCCCCCTTTCAAGATTAAATAACCTCTATCTTTCCGTACTTCATAAGTAAATTTCTAAATTCATCATCAGATTCTTTTGCTTTTTTTATTGCAGAATCTGGAGTTGCCTTGTCTACCTGTATTGGGAAAACGCCATTAGCTAAACTCGTCTCGCACCAAGTTACGTGTTTGCACTTTTTACGTTGCTTAAAACCCTCACAAGTGCATGAAAGATTTGCCGCCGTATCAGTTAAAACTTCTTCTACTCCTGTAAGACCTAAAAAGAACTGAATGGTTTTCATAGTTTTCTTCTATCCCCTTCCTTGGAAGTAATAACATATGGGAAAAAAGCTTCGTGTGCAAAACTTGCCATAGGACTGCCGTATACGTCTGCCCATTGTTGTAACGGAATGTTTGTTGTGATAATGGTAGGTAGTCCAGCATTAAACCTAGAACGCA